CATTAAGGGAGTAACTAAATCTGTTTTCGTCAAGGATTGGAGCGGCGACCATAGTGTCAAGAATATCACCTTTGACCTCAATACCTTCTGATAACAACCAGCCTAGATCATACTGTGCGTTGTGAAAAACAACAGACATACCATGGTCAAGTTGACTTTGGAGCCAGCCGATTACGAGACTCTTGGCCATGTTTCCTCCCCCTTCATGACCAATGGGTAGATAAGCACTCCAACCGGGGGCGGCGACAGCGATGCCTATAAGTTTGCCATCGTTCCTGACCCAACCTGGCCCCAAATCTTTTATGCCGGGATCCTTCGTCTCGACATCTATGCAGATAATTTTTTCGTCAGATAGATCTGGCAGATGCTCTGGCGGCGACCAGACCTTCTCGTCAAATAAGTCCTCACGCATCGTCCGACAATGCCGCCCATAATGCAGTATAGGACGTGGCATCTACACCATCGTCAGGGTTCTTACCGCCAACCTCATCTCGAGCCACCTTCAACAATGTCATGCAAAAGGCTACATCTGACGGCTTGATTGGAGTCTTCAAAAAGGTACTCCACAATTCAGCCACCCTGTTATGTAAATCTCTATAATCCCCATGTTGCTGCGCTCTTTCTCCCGATACCAGAGAGACACACTCTTCCAGAATATTCACAGGCTTCATATAACGTAGTTCCTATCGGTTGTAGGGTATAGAACGTGAAGAGACTTCTTGGCTCTCGTCACGGCCACATAAAACACCCTATGTTCTGTAGATGGATCTTTCTGATATTCTCTATGCGCGGCATATGATATGTCTGGAACAACAATGATGTTGTCTGCCTCGCCTCCCTTCATGGAGTGTATGGTACTTACCTTAATTCGAGGATTCTTAACGTTGTCCCCTCTTTTCAATGCGTTAAGAATATAGTTTTTTGTCTCAAGGTCAATCTTTCCAAGAGCTTGGTGCCACCGTATGGAGTCATTTACAAGCAGTCCCAAGTGATCCTTGGCATACCTTATGTCGTATAGTTCTTCTTCATCCAACGTCATAAGAGTCCTTGACTTGGGG